ACACGCTGTCCGAGGAGTACCTCTCCTCTGTGGTGGACTTCGGCGTCATGTCCGATGCCTGTGACGGCATCGCGAATGAGGCGATGGAATTCGCCCAGGCCATCGAGGAGCACACCTACGACCTGGGGGCCCAGGATCGCGCGCTGCTCGATCACCACCTCGACAAGATCTCCGAGGAGTTGGAGAACATCTTCGACGTGCTGCTCGACACCGAGGCAGCCATCGACCTCACCGAGGGCGATGACGAAGACGACTTCATCGACGAGGAGGACATGGACGTGGTGGACCTCGGGGCGCTCGAGGAGGCCGGCGTGGAGGTCATCGACTTCGACGAGTACCAGGCGATGCTGGAGTATGACGAGTCGGCCTACAAGGGTGGCTTCGGTCATGCGAACGGCCAGGTTCACAGCATCGGCAACGTGATGGACCCGCTGGGCATCAGCCGGGCCGGTCACCAGGAGAAGATCGTCCTCAAGAACCAGCTTCGGCGCGAGACCGCCGAGGACATGGACCTCGACGATGACCTCTTCGCGGAGGACTACGAGTAGCCCTGGAGGGTTCTCCAAGGAGACCACCATGAACACTCTCGTAGACACACAGATTTTCGAGGCCAAGCTGGAGCTTACTGAAGGTAAGAACGGCAGGGTCGTGGCCCGCGGGCCGTTCGCTATGGCGGATGTGCCGACTGCGAACGGTCGCGTCTACCCCCGGAAGCTGTGGGAGCGCGAGATCGGCAAGCTGGAGGAGAAGGTCAAGGACAGGCGATGCGTCGGGATGCTCGATCATCCCAGTGACGGCAAGACCTCCTTGCGTGGTGCAAGCCACTTGATCACGGGTCTTTCCTTCGACGGTGACACCGTCGTTGGGGAGGCTGAGATCCTTCCAACCCCAGACGGTCAGATCTTGAAGGCGCTGATCGAAAGCGGTGTCAAGGTCGGAGTCAGCAGCCGAGGCACAGGGACCACCAAGCCCCTGGGCAACGGCAAGCAAGAGGTCAATGACGACTACGGTCTCATGACCTGGGACTTCGTTGCCGATCCGGCAGCCGCGAACAGCTATCCCACCTTCCACACCGAGCAGGAGCACCAGCTTGCGCCCCAAATGGAGGACGACATGGCGAAGGAAATGACGGAGGCGAAGCTCAGGGAGCTTTACCCCGATCTGGTGGAGACCATCGTCCAGGGCGAAATGGAGAACGCCGTTCGATCCCTGGAGGACGAGGAGGCCCAACAGGCCCGCATGGAGCAGATGATCCAGGACCGGCTGATCAAGATGATCAGCGACGAGCGCATGGGTCTGGAGGAGCAGGTGCGAAGCGACCTCATGAGCGATCCGTCTGTGGGCGGCGCTCGCATGGTGGTGGAGAACCTCGTGGAGATGCTCCGGCCCTACATGCTCGACGAGGATGCCGAGGCCGTCGTGGGCAACTACGAGCAGGCCCTGGAAGAGGCCAACGAGGCTCTGGTGAAGGCGCTGGACGACAACGAGACCAAGGACGTGATCATCGATCAACTGATGACCGTGTCCGAGGACCTCGGTCGGCGCTACTTCATGATGGAGACCCTCATGATGCTGGAGGACGCAGCGATCTCCGGGCGCATCATTTCTCTCGTGGGCAACCCGAGCAACTACGACACCAACGACGAATTCAAGGAGGCCTTCAAGGGGGCCATCGCCGCGGTGCGTGACGACGCTCTGGCACACGAGACCAACGACGAGGAGATCACCAAGATGGAGGCCGAGAACCAGCACCTCAAGCAGGCGCTGGCCGAGTCCATCGAGGTCGGCAAGGCCCTCGCCGTTCGCGCCTACGCCGAGAAGCGCCTGGCGAACCATCCGCTTGCCCCGACCGTCCGTCGGATCATGGAGGAGCACTCCCCCACGTCCCAGGACGAATTCGAGGTGATGGTGGAGGCCGTCGAGCGCAACTACGAGCCGTCCGACGAGTACGGCATGGTCTCCTCCGGTCTCGGCGGGGGCCTGTCGCACCTGACCGAGGGCGACGAGGACATGGACGACGTGCTGTCCGAGGACTTCGGCGGGAATGGTGAGGGCATGTTCCTCGGCCTCAACCGTCGCGAGATCCAGAAGAAGGCCGGCATCCTCTCCGAGGACGAGGACGACAACGGGAAACTGCCCTACTAGCGCACCATGCGGTCCGCAGTAGGTTGAGATTTACAACGGAGGAATCAGATGGACGCAACGAGCATGGTCATGGGCAAGAACCCATCCAACTTCGCCAACGAGCGAGACAAGGTCCTGCTCCAGAAGTGGGGATGGCTCTGTGAGGGCATCGATCAGAGCTATGGCCCCGACTGGAAGTGGCAGCGCCGCAACATGGCGGTGATGCTGGAGAACGAGATGAACCACGTCAAGGACGAGGCTCGCAAGGCCGGCGTGTTCTTGACGGAGGCCACCACCGCGTCGGCGGTGCCCGACTACGTGAAGTTTGTCTTCCCGCTCGTGCGGCGGGTGTGGGCGAACCTCGTGGCCAACGGCCTGGTGTCTGTGCAGCCCATGAGCGCCCCCATCGGCGGCGTCTTCTACTGGGAGTACAAGTACGGCACTTCCAAGGGCAGCGTGACGGCTGGTCAGAACATGATCGAAAACTTCGATCGGTTCTACTCGTCCGAGCGCATCTACAACGAGTTGATCGCCACCGGTACCGGTGCGGTCGCCAACTACGTGGGCAACGTGTCCTGGACGCCGGTCAAGCCCTACGACACCTTCGGCCAGGTCGGCATCGAATTCGTGTCCACCGTGGGCGGCGCGGCCGAGCGCATCTACGATGCGGACGGCAGCGGCAACCTGACGGGCGGCGCGGGTGGATCCACCATCGTGTACGCGAACGGTGGGTACAACATCACCTTCTCGGCCAACGTGGATGCCGGCGCTCCCGTGTATGCCAACTACTGGTTCAGCATGGAAGCGGCTTCCGCCAACGTGCCCGAGATGAACGTCGAGATCTCGCTCCAGCCCGTGCAGGCCTGGTCGCGCAAGATCAAGGCGCTCTGGTCCGCCGAGTCGGCCGACGATCTCCGTGCCATGCTGGGCATGGACATTGAGACCGAGTTGGTGGGCGGGCTGGCCTCCGAGGTCGCCCTCGAGATCGACCGCGAGATCATCCAGGATCTCTACGTCGCCGCGACGGCTGGAACCAACACCGAGTCGTTCGATGCCGCCGTGCCGGCCGGGCGCAGCCCCGTGGAGCACTACTCCGGCATCATCACCAAATTCGACAAGCTCGCGACGGAGATCCACACCCGCACCAAGCGTGGGCCTGGCAACTTCATCGTGTGCGCGCCGAACGTCAACACGATCCTGAGCGCCCTGTCTCGTCACGGCGACTTCAAGGGCGTGCTGGACACCGCACAGAACCCGATGCAGGCTGCCGCCGGCATGGGCACTGGTGGTCGTCCCGAATTCCCGCTGCCCCAGGCCCCGCAGGGCTACGGGATCTACCAGTCGGGCACGCTCCAGAACCGCTGGCGCGTGATCGTCGACCCCTATTTCACGGCCGGCAAGGCCGTCGTGGGCCTCAAGGGCACCACGTTCGTGGACGCCGGGTACACCTACGCCCCCTACGTCCCGCTCCAGGTCACCAGCACCTTCCTCGACCCGGCCAACTTCCAGGCCAGGAAGGGGCTGCGGACTCGCTACGCGACCAAGCTCCTGAACACCAACTTCTACGGGAGCCTGTCCGTCACCAACGCGCCGTAGCACGGTTGACCCACTAGGCGGGGGCGGGGTATCCGCCCCGCTCCCGCCGAACCTTCAACCCGCTACCTGAGAGGAAGAATCATGCAGATCACCATCGTGAACAACAGCACCCAGCCCGTTCCGGGTCCAGGCGCGACGACCGTGCCTGCGGGGGACACCCTCACGCTTGCCAATCGCACGCAGGCTGAGTATGCCTCTCTGGTGACGTCGTTCGTGTCGGATCTGGTTCAGGTTCACGCGACGCTGGAGGCGGCGGACCTTCCGCCGATCAACTGCGTCATGAAGGACCCGGGCGACCCGGCAGGCGGCGTGGACACCATCGCGGGCGTGGGCTTCGACCTGAAGACCCAGGACGGCAACGACGCGGGCGACGACCCGCAGATGTACCTCGGCGTTTTCTCGGATGCCGAATGCACGACGCCGTCCACGACCGGAACGCTGGACACGGCAACGACCGGCACCATCGACGAGGGTGCCGGAACCAACGTCATCAAGGTGACCCCGGATTCGACCGGCGAGTTTGCCTGTTCCCTGAGCGACACGGCCGACGAGACCGTGTACCTCAAGGCATGGGCCGTCGGCACTGGCCGGGCCATGGACACCAGCGGTGTCGATGACGTCACCTTCACTCCGTAGTAGGAGCGGAGGAGCACGCAGCGTTCCCGTAGTAAACGGTAGAGCGCCTCTTTCCACCAACTGATTCACTCGATTGACGGAGGTCGTCATGTCGCGCAAGTACAAGAAGAACCCCGAGTACAAGGGCACTACGTGTCTGAACGGAGTCGTGTTCGACGAGGACACAGTGGTCGCTGGTGACCAGTGGGAGCAGTGGACACGTCCGCAGTTTCCAGGCATCCCGTCCGTCCTCATTCATGCGCCTCAGGACACCCCCGTGACGAAGAACACCAGCGCCGCCCCTCAGGAGCCACCCAAGGCCCCTGAGGGGCGCGTTGCTTTGACGAGCAACAAGCCCGACGCCGACAAGCCTGGAGACCAGGAGGAAGCCAAGGGAACAGGGACGCTGTCCGTCGTGAAACGCAAGCCTGAGCCCGTGCCTGAGAAGCCTGTGGTGGATCCAGCGATCCACGAGGGGCTCGAGGACGACGACGACGATGGACCGGAGATCCAGGACATTCCAGGTGTCGGCCCCGGCCGCGCACGAGCCTTGGAGAAGGCAGGTTACACGACCGTCGAGCAAGTCGCCGGAGCATCCGCAACTCAGATGGTGAAGGATGTGGGCGCTCGCAAGATGACCGTGGCCACGGCTCGCAGCGTCATCAGCAAGGCCAAGCGGCTCCTGGACAATCAGGAGTAGGAGACCACCATGTACCCCGAGTACGACCTGAGCGACCTGTCCCGTCCGCAGAGCATGACCCTGCGGCGCATCGGGGCACTGAGCCATGGGTTCCGCGTGAAGGTCCCTGTGGGGCTCAACAACATTCCATACAACGTCTGCGAGCAGCTTCAGGACCTTGGCCTGGTGGTCATCGAATGGGGCCAACACGACGGCGTGGGCGAGTCGCAGTCCATGTTCAACGGGATGGGCTGGAACGTTCGCCTGACGGACGGAGGGATCAACACTCTTCGTGCGTCGCTAGCCTACGCAGACGACGAGTTTCCCATGGAGGGTGACCCAACCTCTGGTGAAGAGTGGATCATCCCCGACGAAGACGTCCCCATGAACGAGGACATTCAGATGACGATCCTTCGTCGAGCAGGCCTCTTGAAGGGCTAGCACATGGCGAACAATATCCTCAGGTCAACGTCAGTCCGAACGTGGATCCGACAGGCTTTGGGCGAGCCTGTCGTGTGCGTTGAGCTAGAGGACACACAAATCCATCAGGCATTGGAGAGCGCCTTCCTGTGGTGGGCGACCTATCGCGGCTGGTACCTGGAGAGTGAGATCCAGGTGACGGCAGGGACACCGGAGTATGACCTCAACACCCTGATCACGACGCCGACGGGCAACGAGGTCGTGGACGTGGTGAAGGTCTTTTTTCAGCTAGACCCAAACTTCGACATTTCGGGAGCGTGGCCGGGCTTCCTGGACGTTGACGGATACCCCTACGGGGACGAGATCTGGAGCAATACGCAGGGCGGCTACTACTCCGGCTTGGTGCAGTGGCTACAGACTCGCAAGATCGCATCGCACGTCCTATCGGCAGACCGCGACTGGTTCTTCAACTGGAAGACGAAGATCCTTACGGTCACACCACACGAGCCATTGCCTGAATTCAGTGGGAAGGCGGTTGTCAGGTATGAAACGACGTTCAAGGCGGATTACCTGACGAAGCTGAACAACGCAGACGCCTACTTGGTGCGCGAGCGGGCGTTGGCTGAAACGAAGCGCATCCTTGGGAACATTCGCGGCAAGTATTCGAGCTTGCCAGCGGCTCAGGGGAATGTGAATCTGGACGGAGACACACTGCGGCAGGAGGCCCAGGCTGAAATGCGTGATCTGGACGAGAAGATCATGAGTCTGATGCCTCCACCACAGATCGTTATCGGATAACGGCACGCGAGGTGTGTGCCTAGTTTTTACGAGCCTCGGACGGACCGAGGGCATTCACGAAGGAGAGAACGATGGACATTCTGGAAAGGCTCGAGGCACTTCACGAGATGGTGGCAGAGGCCGAGGTGCTGTCCGAGGCGAAGAAGAGGGACGACAGGCTGGCTCCCCAGGCGGACATTCGCAACGACGAGTACGCCGACAAGATCCGCGACGGTTACGTGGTGGTGACCCGCAAGGGTGACGAGATCCACGTTCCGGCGAAGGGCTTCTGGGTCCACCCGACCGGCCAGGGCACCCCGGTGTTCGTGGCGGTGGAGAAGGGCGTGAAGATCTCGGCCGGCAAGAAGGACCTGAAACCCTGGGCCCGCAAGGCTCTGGGCAGGAAGAAGCCTGGTGGCAAGATCACTCTTCCCGCCCCCGACCCCGACCGTCAGAGCGGCGCGAAGTCGGGCTGGAAGACCCGCGTCACCAACATGATGAAGTCCGGAGCCCTGGAGCCGGATCAGGTGCGCGGTCGGTTCAAGAGCGCCCTGAAGAAGCGGGGCGGCGGGATCAAGAAGCGGGGCGTCCGGTTCTCGGACTAGCCGCTTCGGCTTAGCATCACCATAACCTCACGCAGCACACCGGGGTAGGTATCCATGCCTTTCGCAATCAAGCATCAGATCACTGCCGGGTCGCAGTTTGACGGCCAGGTGCCCTCCACGACTCCTGCCGAAGAGAACGGTGTGGTGGTCTACCCTACGGACACGCAGGGTGGCTTGTTCGAGTTTGGGATGGATACCGTCCCGGTTGCGCTGTTCGAGGTGATGGTGAAGCTGGGAGGCCAGACGTCGTGGACCCTGAAGATCATCGACGGGTCCACGGCGTTCGACCTCGCTAGCGGGACGACAGAGGCTCAGTACCTCTACCGCCCCGACGAGCCGGTGATTCTACTCCCCGGCCAGAAGGTCGAATTGAAGACGGTTGGCGCGTCTGCTGCGATGTGGGCAACTGCCGTCTACTCCCGTGCAGCCATCGGGGAAAGCTGATCCAACTGAGGTCACCATGCTGTCGAGCAGACTGGACATGTTGCTGGAGAACATCGAGGAGGCCAAGCGACGCCTCACGATGCCGGCCGGGCAGAAAAGCAAGATCAACCGAGCCCTCTACGACTTCACCACACCGAAGCATCAGCAGCGGTACTTCGACGGAGTCCCGATCCCAGAGATCTGGAAGCTCCTGAAGAAGCACGACGTTGTCGTGGTGGACGAAGATGGAACGAA